ATTGAGCGAACGGAACCGTAAATCCACAACGCCAGTCTTAGTAACATAAGGGATACTCAACCTTCCTTGGTATGCTTCGTGTCCAACTTCAGCCTCTACGACTACGCCTAATTGAGCCAGCCGTGCTATCTCTATTGGAATGCCCCTGCTTTTTAGGTAGTCCTCGGCCTGATAAATGTTTGCCGCGTACTTCTCCGCTGCTCGTTCCAACAATTCTTTCTGCAAAGTCTTTTGCATCTCTTACACTAATTCCTTCTCTTTGAGAAATGATTTGTAAACTATTTCCTTGAACTCCGCATGCAAAGCAGATGAAGACATTGGTGTCCAAGTTTGCTGTGCCTGATTGGTGCGTATCTCCGTGGAACGGACATCGCAAATTCGTTTGCCCGTGGTTGCGTCGTATGTCTGCACCGTAGTGGATAAGCACATCTCTAATACTTGGTAAGTCATTCATGTCTCTCTCTCATCCATTGCTCTAAGTCCTGTATAACCCAAGCGTTCTTGACGCTATGATTACGGCGCTTGACTACAACGAAGGCAGAAGGTTCCGTACCCAAACCTCTTGCCTTCGCGTAGTTCTTTGCCTCCACCTGCGCCTCGTCCCAGAAGGCAGGTAAGTCTAGCTTCTTACGATTCTTTAACTCCATAATGTATGTCTTACCCTGAAGGAATACATACAAGTCGCCCTCATCTTTAGCACCAGCCTTAGTAAGACGCTCAGCTACAGCATTGTTATCACGAAGCCAACGCATTACATCGGTCTCGAACTGTGCACCTTTACGTCCATTAGGGTTAGCCATTAGTATGCGCTCTTATCCTTCTCTAGTATTCTCGTCGCCCAGTCAAGTCCGTCGCATACGCCCTGCGTATAATCGTCCCTAACTGTCGGTTTGGCATCATTAATCTTCTGTAAAAACTTCTGTACTTCTCTCTTAACTTCTGCATAGGCCATCTCTTTTGCGTGTATCTCTAGATAATCGTCATCCATGATAACTCCTAAACATTCTCTGGTATATCTTCAACGAACATATACTCAGGATTGAATGCAATCCAAGTCATAAGTCCTCCACCTGCATCGGCTCGACCATACCTATTCTTGACAGGCGCGACGCCCATGCTCGTTCCAACAACACCAAGTGTGCATATAAGTGCAGGTAGCTGTGCAACTTTACCCTGTATGGCACTACGAGGCTGACATGGTGAACCCGTAACAGCCTCACTAGTGTGATGTAATACCAACACTGCAGCGTTCGTAGCGCGAGCAAGATACTTCAACTCCTTCATGATAGCCCTCATTGAAGAGAACTCTTCGCCACCATCGGTGGCTACATCCATTAAGTTATCTACCACAATCAGTTGCGGTGAACATCCCCACAATTCTTCGAAGGCTTGTACTTCCTCATCGATATCTTGTAGTGAAGGGGCCGATTCAAATGACCAGACAATGTGGCTAGCCTTAGCTAGCACCGCTCTTGTCCAACCTAAATCACTATTCAATAATTCCTCAACATCGGTTTGATTCTTACCCGAAATCATAGATGCTAAACGCATAGCCATAGTATGTGCATTGGTATCAGCGCTGATGTACAGGGTGGGAACCTTCATCTTTAGCGCAAGAGCTAAGGCAAGTGTTGACTTGCCTACTCCTGGCGCTGCTGCGAACATCGACACTTCGCTACGCCTGAGGACAATTTTGTTGGACTCAAACGCTTTGAAGCACGATGGCAATGGTTCTCCGCCGATACTTGGACGACCAACGCTTCTGACAAGTGTACGCAAGGCTTATTCCTTTTTAGTAAGAGTCGTAGCCAACCCATGACAAACTGACTACGACTCATTTGATTTCCTATATTTAGTTTACTGGCTTGCACTGGTCAGGTGTACCCTGTGGGGTAGGACATGCCCAGAATGCATATGGCTTGCCAGTTGTCTTGCTGTTTCCACTTCGCCAGATTCTTGCACCATGCTTACAGGTTGGAGCTGCGGTACCTAATGCTTCCGAGACTGGGCTGGGTGGTAAGGAGACTGGTGGCATTGTGCTTGGAGTGGAACTTGTAGTCGATAAAGGGAGTACTGTGTACGCCTGCACTATCTTTTTGTTAGTAGCAGCAATCTGCGTAGAGTAGTCACCGATGCCTTCAAGTAACACGCTAAGTTCATCAGCAGTATTGGCACGGATGTTAATCATATCACCAGAGCCAGTCTTATACGAGACTTGCAGTTTCCATTCTTCGTTCATTGTTTCTCTTTCTTTGAAGTAAACGCACAGAACTCAGTGAGTCCGCAACGATTACAGTTGTTTGTGTTTGGTAAGAATATACCATCACGGCGTGCTTTGTCAAATTTTTCTACGAAGTAATCAATCATATCGGTTGAGTACTTAGTCAAGTCAACCATCTCAGAGGTGCCTGATTGACGAGCCATCCAATAGCTACCATAATTTACATCAATGCCAAAGACTTTCTTTAGCCCAGCACGATAGAACCCTAGCTGTAAGCTTGAGTCAGGCGTGCGTTGTGATGTCTTCAAGTCGACGACAACTAACTGACCATCAACATCGAAGACTCTATCGATAACCATCTTCACTGGTACTCCAGCAAACTCAGGTATGATACCTATCTCAATCGCAGGAACGCCTTCAGGCGTCTTCCAAATCTTCCAGTTCTTGTTGAACTCTCTCCATTGGACATACGATTGTACCCACTCTGGTCCTTTGACTTGCCAGAAGGAGGCATCTTCCTTATTAGGATACTCTTTCGTAGCCCTGCCGCCAACTCTAAGCGTCGATAAGTCGATATCTTTCGTGTACTCATTCCATGCCTCATTCCACAGTAATTGAGCATTCTTTTTTTGCTGCACTTAGAATCTCCTTAACTTTGTCAAATACTTCTTCGTGTCTTTCAAAGACATCTTCGGGTAGACTTTCGCGGTACTGTCTCAACATAGAACTAAACACACCAGCAAGTTCGTTTTTACCATACCCATAAAAATCTTTTAGTAAAACCTTTTGAGTTTCCCAATCAGTTGGGTGTAGTTGTTCTTCGTTTTCATTCCTCATGCTGTCTGTCCCATTCCTCGGTTGCCTTGTGGAATGCCGAGCCACCTGCGCTCCATATCGCTGGCTTCTCAGGTATCTGTAGCAGTCGGCTAAGATAGTAGAGATAACCACAGTCTATGAAGGTAGTCAGGGCTGAGTATGATACATGCCCTGGTATCTGGTAATCATCAGAGAGATATACTCCCATCAGGATATAATCCTTTCAATAAAATTTGCTATATATAATTATATATATTATAATATAATTAATATATATTATATACAGACCCCTTCGGGGTCTTATTATTATTTAATATATAATATATATGATTATACCTGACAGAGGAGAAGCTGTCAAGGGGTAATGTATCTACTTATCGGACAGTAGAAAGCACAAAAGACCCCCCTTCCCAAGGTGATTACCTTAGGTTGGGGGGTTATGTGTCTTAAAACGGCCTTAGAAGGCGTTTAAGGAGTGTTCTAGGGGCTTAGTTAGAGCCACGACCGAACTCGGGTGCTGATGGGTCTAGCCACTTAAGGACTGGACCGAGGAAGCCTGTTAGGGCTGCCATTCCAAGAACCTTGAGATCTGTCTGACCAGCAAGGTATAGGGCTACAGCAGCAGCTGCAGCAGCACGGAACCAAGTTAGCGCTACTTGTTTGAATTGCTCCATTAGATTGCCTTTCGTTTGGTATGTACAGGGCAGCAGTTACACACTGCTACTGGTACAGAGAGTACCACTTTTTTCTTAGGTTGGGGGGCGAAGCTAGCCAAGACCTGATTCAGGACTTTAGGCTGGTTTACCCACCAGAACCAAGGGCTAGTGTCATTAGACTTATCAGGGTTGATAGAAATATGTAAGTGGCGAGTGTGAGGGTTACTGCCACTGTAAGGACGATTGCCAGACTTAGCATACTTACGCGACCATATCTTTTTATTGAAGATAAGATAGGAGACCCGTTCATCCTCTTTAAGTTTTTCAAATATAACAGCACAGTCTACTCCCTTATCAGGGTCGTGGGTCAAGTCTACTGCTAGCCCAGTATTGTGGTCCGAATTCGGATTGGCTTTCCGATGCGCTAACGAAGGCAACAACCCGTCTGACAGTTTCTTGCGCTTCGGTGCAAGCGCAGTTGCTTGTCGTAGTACAGATATCGCAGCAGGGCTGGCTTTCTTTACAACAGGTTTCATTCATTTCCTCAATGCTTCCTTAACTAATTCAGTTAATAGTTCTACTTTTTCT